ATGCTTAAGACACAGTTGATCCTTAAGAATATTATTACTCCAGAAGATTGGGATACATTAGAAGATCACATTCAATATGATTTCTTATATGATAATCATTTCTCTGATCTTAAAGAGAATGAACTTCTTCAAGAGCAATTAGCTGTTATTGCTTCAATGGAACCATATATGGGTAAGTATTTCTCTGCTCAATATGTAAGAACAAAAATCCTTAAGCAGACTGAGACTGAAATTGAAGAAATGGATGAACAGATGGCAAAGGAAATTGAGGATGGAATTATACCTGATCCAAATATGCCAGTTGATCCAGCAACAGGAATGCCAGCAGATCAAGCATTAGCAGGATATGATATGATGGGAACTGTTCCAGAAGGTATGCCAGAAGAAGGAGCACCCATGAATATGCCGAAGGGTGGAGAGATATAAATACCTTTAGTTTATAATTATATTTCATTACTATGGATGATTTAATGGATATGTTGGCAACTGATCAGTCTGCCTCAGAAATTAGTGATAAGATAAAAGAAATCTTATATACTAAGAGTGCAGAGAAGATAGATGCTGCAAAACCAGATGCTGCTGCTAGTCTATTCGGACAAGAAGTAGAAGCAGAAACTGAAGTTGATACTGAGCCCACAAATGAAATAGATCCAGAAGAGGAGTCTAATGACTAGAACTTTAGTAACAGGTAGTGAGGCAGCATGTGGCGTAGATGCTGCAAATGCTTCAACATTTGGAAGTGCAACTGTAGTACGTCTTGTCAATACTACGAGTACTGCAAGAGTAGTAACTGTTGCTACTGCTGTTGGAGGAACAACAGTTGGAACTTTTACATTACTAGGTAACACTGTTGAGTTTGTTGATAAAAAACCAACTCAAGCAATTTTTGCTGCTCATGCTAGTGTCTTGGGTACATCTGTAGGATACGCAAATTAAGAACAATGAAACTGATTACAGAAGAAGTCTCACAAGTTAAATTTATCACCGAAGGTAAAGGATCAAATAAGAAACTTTATATTGAAGGTGTATTTTTGCAAGGAGATATAAAAAATCGTAATGGTAGAATGTATCCTGTATCAACTCTTTCTAAAGAGGTAAACAGATACAATGAAGCATTTGTCCAGAAAGGTCGTGCTTTAGGTGAGTTGGGACATCCTGATGGACCTACAGTAAACCTTGATCGTGTTTCTCATAAGATCACTTCTCTTGTTCAAGAGGGAAATAATTTTAAGGGTAAAGCACAAATTCTTAATACACCGATGGGTAAGATAGCATCATCATTAATTGATGAAGGTGTAACTCTTGGTGTTTCTTCTCGTGGTGTTGGATCACTTTCAATGACTAATGAAGGTCATAAAGTTGTTGGTGAAGATTTTCAATTAGCAACTGCTGCTGATATTGTGGCAGATCCTTCCGCACCTGATGCTTTTGTTAATGGAATTATGGAAGGAAAAGAATGGGTTTGGGAAGGAGGTATCCTTCGTGAACAGTTTGTTGATCAAACTAAAAAAAGAATTAATACTTTAGTAGACCAAAAAAGATTGGAAGAACAAAAATTAAATTTATTTAATAACTTTCTTCAGAATCTTTAAGTTCTATAAATAAATACAGATTAAATTAAAAATATCTAACATGTCCGTTGGTAACGATTTACAAGAAATGGAAAACGTAGTAACTAAAAATGCTGCACCTGGCGAACCAATGCATAAAGGCCCTCAAGGTGCTAAAACACCAGGCCAAGCAGAGGTTGAAGATTTGGGCGGCCCAACTCCAGAGAATTATAAAGTTGATGACGATTCAGCTAAATTAAAGACTCCTGGAAAAACTCTTAAGCAGGTCAGAGATGTTGTAAACAAAAATGCAACAGCTGGTGATCAAGCAATGCCTACCTTGAAAAAGGAGGAAGAGGAAAAGCCTGAAGATCAGGTTGTTTCTGAAGAGGAGACTACCGAAGAGGAAGTCGTTGCCGAGGAAGAAACTACTGAAGAAGAAGTAGTATCAGAAGAGGAAGAATCCATTGTAAATAACCTTAATGTCGAAGAAGACATTAATGCTCTTATTGCAGGTGAAGAACTTTCTGAGGAATTCCAAGAAAAAGCACGGACAATTTTTGAAGCTGCTATTAAATCTAGAATTGGCGAACTCAAAGAAGAACTTGCCAAAGAGTATGAGCAGTCTTTAACCGAAGAAATTACGTCCATTAAAGAAGAACTTGAAGATAGGACTGATGCCTATCTTGAGTATGTTGCTGATGAGTGGATGCAAGAGAACGCACTCCAAGTAGAAGCAGGACTCAAAACAGAAATGACTGAATCATTCCTAGAAGGAATGAAGGGTCTTTTTGAAGAACATTATGTAACTATCCCTGAAGAAAAATATGATGTACTTAATAGCATGGTAGATAAACTTGATGAAATGGAAGGAAAACTCAATGAGCAGATTGAGCGTAATGTAGCTCTTAATCGTAGATTAGCTGAGTCAACCGCAGATGTAATTTTTGCGGATGTAACTGAAGGTCTTGCTGACACTCAGAAAGAAAAACTCGCTACTCTTGCCGAAAATGTTGAGTTTGAAAGTGAGTCAGACTATCGTGAGAAGCTAGGTACTTTAAAGGAATCTTATTTCCCTACAAAGTCCACAGGCACTCCAAAAAGCACCTCTGAAAATTTATCAGAAGAGGTATCTACTGACGAAGTAGCATCACAGGAAGTAAATCCTCAGATGCAAGCCTATCTTGGTATGCTTTCAAGAGCTGCTAAAAAGTGATTTCTAAATTATTAATTCAAACAAACAAAGGTAAAAATTCAAATGCAGATGTACAATTCTGAGCATCTACAGGAGAAGTGGGCACCGATTCTAGACTATGATGGTCTAGATCCAATACAGGACGCACATCGCAGATCAGTAACCGCAATCCTGCTCGAAAACCAAGAAAAAGAATTACGTGAGGAGCGTAGTTTTCTTTCCGAAGCTCCAACTAACAGTACCGCAACAGGTGCGAACGCAGGTTTCTCTGCTGACGCTGCTGCTGGTGGCCCTACTGCTGGTTTCGACCCCGTTCTAATTTCTTTAATTAGACGTGCAATGCCAAACTTGGTCGCATATGACCTTGCTGGTGTTCAACCAATGAATGGTCCTACTGGACTAATTTTCGCAATGCGTTCTCGCTACAAGACACAGAGTGGCACAGAAGCTCTGTTCAACGAAGCAGATACCGCATTCTCAGGACAGCCTGATGGATTCGATGATACCAGTGGTTTCACTGCTACAGGTGCATCTAACGTTGGTTTGGGTACTACTTCACAACAAGGTAGTAATCCAGGACTTCTTAATCCTACTGCTGCTCAAGCAAACGCTACTGACTACAACGTTGGTCAGGGTATGCGTACAGACTCCGCTGAAGATCTAGGAGACGGATCTGGTGACCAGTTCAACCAGATGGCATTCAGCATCGAGAAAGTAACAGTTACTGCTAAATCTCGTGCGTTGAAAGCTGAGTACTCACTAGAACTCGCTCAAGACTTGAAGGCAATCCACGGATTGAATGCAGAAGCAGAACTTGCTAACATTCTTTCTACTGAGATTCTTGCTGAGATCAACCGTGAAGTCATCCGTACTATCTACAACGTAGCAGAGCCTGGTGCTCAAGCAAACGTTGCTGCTGCTGGTACATTCGACCTCGATACCGACTCAAACGGAAGATGGAGTGTTGAGAAGTTCAAGGGATTGATCTTCCAGATCGAAAGAGACGCAAACGCCATCGCACAAAGAACTCGTCGTGGAAAGGGCAACATGATCCTTTGCTCCGCTGACGTTGCTTCTGCTCTAACAATGGCTGGTGTTCTTGACTACACCCCTGCACTTAATGCTAACTTGAATGTAGATGACACAGGCAATACATTTGCTGGTGTACTTCAAGGTAAGTATAGAGTGTATATCGATCCTTATTCTGCTAACGTATCTGCTAACCAGTACTACGTTATCGGTTACAAAGGTTCTTCACCTTATGACGCTGGACTGTTCTACTGCCCATACGTTCCACTACAGATGGTTCGTGCAGTTGGAGAGAATAGTTTCCAACCAAAAATTGGCTTTAAGACTCGTTACGGAATCGTTGCGAACCCATTTGCAGATGGTAAAGGTCAAGGTATGGGTAACCTCCATATTAACGCTAACCGCTACTACAGACGTGTTGCTGTTAAGAACCTCATGTAAGCGAGATGCTTATATTTCTCAAGAGACTCCTTCGGGGGTCTCTTTTTTTGTCTAAATACTTAGAAAAGGTTGAATGGCTAGTATATACGATAGACAGATAAAGAATAGAAATTTTTTATCACCTACTGGGTTTAAGTTTGTTTTAAACCGAGCACCTAAGGTTTCGTTCTTTGGTAATGAAGCTAATATTCCTGATTTGAATTTAGGTGTTGCTGAACAACCTACTTACTTGAAAGATATTCCATTACCTGGTGATAAGGTTACTTTTGGTGATTTTAATTTACGTTTTCTTGTTGATGAAAATTTAGAAAATTATAAAAAATTACCTCTTAAAAGAGCAAAAGATGGTTC